CAAAGACAGCCGTGCTGTATTCCTTAGCAAGGATACGTAAGCGAATGTACGTGGCCTTTAGTTGCTCATGCCCAGCGGTAAAGGTACCTCCGGGTAAGAACTTGTCAGCCATGTCAGCAATCACAATGTCAGGCTTGTAGGCTTTGACCACACCCTCCACCCTGTCTAAGTCCCAACCTGTAGCGTCAGTTATCTTGAGGTTTTCTTTCATCTTTGAAATCCTCTTATCAGCTTCCTTTCGGTTGTTGTCTATGGTCTTTATGTCCATGCCAGTACATGCTGTAAGATACCGTTTAGCTACACGGGTTGTGCCCTCTTCATTAGCCAACACCAATACCTTTGCACCCTGCTCCATGAACCCACCCGGACCAGCACATAGACTGGCGTGACTGCTTGTCTTGCCTGTGTTAGGTCGAGCAGCAGCTACGATAAGCTGTCCTCCATTAATGCCCGGTATCATTTGAGCAACTGTAGGGATATTGATAGTCCACTTAAACTCCAGATCACTCCGTTTAATTAAATGATCAATGTCAATTTTCTCAAAGTCTACCCTCATAGTGGGGGTAAAGTTGTCAGCGTGTTGATCAATGAACTCTCTGACAGGATGCAGGGAAGTGATCTCGCCATTGGATATCTTAAACGACAGGTCAGCAAGCTCATCAGCAGAAGCCTCACGGTTTAACTGAGTCAGCACATCATGTGCCACCTCCTTAGACAGTGGCTGCTGCGCCCCTATCTTCTGAAAGAGACTGGTGAACACATCCTTCTGAGCAGATGTAAGTACAGGGTTAGCTGCAAAGAACAGTGCTTCAAGGTCATCCGTACCTAAGTCTTCTTCATACCTAAACATAGCGTCATCAAGAACCTTCTTGATTGACCTAGTTTCTTTAGAACGAAACACCCCTTGTCGAGAAAACACTTTGTTGTTTTCGTAAAACTCTTTGTTCAAGAGCGTCTTCATTAAGCCTAGTTCCATACTCATCCTGCAAACCTTTCTAAATGTGCCATATCTGATGGCGTTCTGTATTTGATATCGTCATGTAAGTTTAACGCAAACACATCAGGAAAGGTAGTCCTAAGTGTAGACGTAATCTGTAATGTCTTACGCTTGGCATCAGGATCAAGGGCAACAACAATCTTTGCGTATGGTTTAAGATAATCAATGTAAGGGGCAAGAAGATTTGTACCTAACAAAGCAAAGCCTACTAAGTTTTCCATCTCACCCACCACTGCCGCCGAGATACAATCCTCCACCACCACCGCAATCGTACCTTCGCCGTATACGTAGGGTACTTGCGTTTCACCGTAGCGTTTCCACTTCGTGGCATACTGTACATTTCTACCAACAAAACGGCCAGTTGCATCGACAATTTTTCTCTCCTTCTTAACTAGAAAGACCACACGATCTTCCTTCACATCGTATCTAGTATCGACACGCTTGGCATTCAAGTCGTATTGCTTGAGCCAAGTATTCATGGAAGGGTGTGTCCTTGTCCAATGATCCGGTTCAAAGAACACAGCGTCCTTGCGCTTAGTATTTTCTTTCATGTTGCTCAAGTCAGCTATCGTGATAGGTCTATCAGACTTACCTGATAACCTACAAGTATTCTTATAACAGTTATATAGTATACCTCCTATGCCTCTGGTTACAGTAAAGGTGTTGCGCCCACCACACGCTGGACAATCCCCACGATGGGAAGTGTCCACGTTCAGTGTGAGTTGATCTAGTGTAGCTTGTAAAGACATAGCCCTACCTATAACTGAAGTGCATTATAATACCACTGAAGTATATCACGAGTATGGCTGTGTTCAAAACAATTAATGCACGGTCGAACCACAATAAACCTACCAGTAACCAAAGCAGTACCCCACTAGCCATGATGAACAGGTTGTAAGGTACGATCTCAAACGAATTAAACACGGCACCTACAATAATTGTAAAGGTAGCCAACCACTTAATGTACCAACTCAAGTCATGTGTTGGTGTTTTCTTTTTCACTTCGCACTCCTATTCGTTAAGTTGAAAGTTACGTTTCGTTGCTGCATTCCTAGCTTGCTCCACGCTGATCCTAGTGTACGGCGTGAGACTAGCACGGCTCTTGTGTCCACTGAAGGACATCATCTCGTTGTCCGTAGCCCCATGATTAGCTAGGTCGGTGAGTACAGTACGTCGTATGTCTCTGAACTGTAGCTTATCCGATATGTTAGCAGCCCTTGCTAACCTCCTGAAAGTCTGACGTAATCCACTCTCAGTGTAAGGCTCCATAGTGTAGGGGTTGGGTACAACCCAAGGTTGAAAAGCATAGTATTCCTTTTGCCCTATGATCATACGCTTAAGGTTATCAGAGATAGGAATGCCGGGGATATGCTCTCTAGTTTTTTCAATGGACTCTCGCACATATAGCTGTTGCTCTAAATCAAAGTTGTCCCATTGTACTAGGCGCATATCCCCAGCCCGTTGACCTAGCTCTGCATTGATGCGTATGAGTAGGCCAACATTCCTCCACTTGCTCTCAGCAAAAGCTGTCTTGAGTATAGTCTCGAAGTCTGTGTTAGTCCACACAGTATGTCGAGGCGCAGCTTGCATTCGTTCGACCAGTGACCAAGGGTTCTTGTCTAGCAGGTCATGCTTAATCAACACGTTCCATGCTCGCACTGCTACCTGTACTGTGTAGTTAGCTGCACGAACACCCTCACCTTGTGCTTGCTCTATCATTAAGTAATAAAGTTCCTGACAAGCAGAAGCCTTTAGCTTTGATGTTGGTATGTCTCCCACCGTAGCAGCATTGTACGGCAGGGAGCATAGCTTACGCAACAGATAGGCATACTGCTTACGAGTTTGGTCACGCCGAATAGACACAGTGAACTGTGGTAAGCGTAGATACTTTTCTACTGCGTCACTTACTGTTCTCATAATTCTGTTTTACAACCTCCTCATTCTGCTTTATCGCATCAATTAATTTTGTAGTGTACCACACACTTTTTTCTAAGTCTTGTACCATGTGGCCCTTGTACCTATACCGCCATAGATATTTTATTGAGTTACCTTTTAGGTACCCCCAAAATTCTGTGGTGGTCATGGATGCCTGTATAGCATCAATGCACTCTATAGCTCCTGAGTTATAGTGCGAAGGACTGTTCACATTATCAGGGAAAGTTTTTGACAAGATCAATGTACTCCTCTAAAGCTTTGACTTTGTTTCTAAGACTGACTATCTCATCAGCCGCAGCGTTCAAAGTGCTAGTCCATACGGGAGTTATACCCACCTGCATTGTTCTAAGCGTATCAACAATGTCTATTTCTCTTTGTGTCATAGTACACCTTACTCCTTTAGATATCCTCTGCAACGTACCAACTATTAGTAAACCGGAGTACCCACACCACCCCATTCGGTAGTACCCTTAACTGGGGAGACTTCCTTAGAGTTTTGCTTTTCGTTCCGGTCACCTGTGCCGCTGAACTTGTTTTCAAACGGCGCTTCTTTTTCTGTTTCTTCGACGTTGACACGCTTTAAGTCCTTGATAATAGCCATGATTTCATTGGCATCATCCCAAGGTAGACGCCTTATCTTATTTAAGATTTGCTCTAGCTCATCTTTATTAATTAGAAAGTATTTCTGATCTGACATGCTTAACCTCCACTGTATCCTGCTGCCATACGAGCCTTCAATGCTTGCTTTAATTTCTCTTCCTTCTCCTTGTCATCGTCGCAAGTCATCACGATGACATGGTTCTCGAACCAAGTGGCACGATCTTCCTTAGATTTCTTTTTAGATTTAGCCATGATTACTCCTTCACTTTGTTGCTAGTAAAAACAAACCTATGTTGCTAAAGGCGTAGCCCCCGTAAGCTAAACACATACCGAGGTTACCTTTCATTGCCTGATCATAGCACACATAGGCATAGATTGCACCTGTTAAAATGATCAACCAGCCAGACACAGGAACTTCCAACTGATAGGGAACTTAATAGCGCAATGGCTACTGATACTCTGCGCTACCTCTCGTGTCTCAGCTTGAGCGTCATCCTTCAATCTAAGATTACACACACGACTGAAAGCGTACAGGCTACCGGACCAATACCAACTTGTCATCATGTCCTGTGGTAGCACCATCCTTGCTTGCTCAGGACATACCTTCAGCTTCAATAGCCTAGTGTAACAATCCAAAGCCTTGGTATCCAACTCTTTCTTTATACTTTGGGCAATGTCTTGGCTTGGCACAGGCTCAGACATACTGCCCTGCTTTCTATCAGCGGCTCTCCTTCGCCACTCTGGTGGAGAGTAGAACTCAGGCTCAATGTCTATGTACCTGCGGCTCTCTTCATTCCATGCCAACCCCACTGTGTGCTTCATCAGTTGCCTAGCCACAAAGATGGGTGCGTCTACCTTGAACTGCATGAAGGTATGAGAGAACGGGGACCAGTGCCCATGCTCTGCCAGATACTTAATGAGTTTCTCATCACTCACATCTAGATCATCTTTGTGTTTACTAAAAGATACACGGGCAGCATTGACTACTGTTAGGTCATCGCCCATGCTATCCATGCGACTGACATGTATCCCTGCCATTACTCCTCCTCATCCTCCAGTATTATGTCCAGTGCTACATCCCTATCCCAGCCTAGCTTCTCAAGCCTAAGCAGTAGAGCCTCCCTAGTGATTTGATATTGCTCATACTTCCGTATCGCTAGGTTCATTTGTTTATTCCATAGCACATCAGGTGGTACCACGTTATTAATTAACATTCTCTCCACTCCTCAATGTAGTTAGCGCAAGCATGTTTGTAAGTAACGATCCCTCGCCGGTCATGCTTATCCAGCACATAGAACCTACGGTACGCAGCGATAGCGTCATCATCCTTGTACTCATCCGGCATAGCTTGCGGAGGTGGTACGAAAGGATCATGTGGAATGCGAGTAGGCGGTGAGGTCAGCGTCTTGAACAGCTTGGTGAAAGTCTTGTGTTGCTTGTTGTACCTACGCTCATACTCAAAAGACAGGGCAACAAACAACTCCACCAACCAACCGTAATGCGCTGACGACTGACGTACCCACACATTAGATGGGTGGTTTTTATGTGTAGCTTTGTACAGCACCTCCATAGCAGGATCAGCCATCTCGTAGCCACATACCACAGGCTTCTTGCTACCCTCACGCATGATAGGTATACCATCCAGCACTCGGTGCGCTGTCGATAGCATCTGCCCATACTCCAGTATCATTTTAACTACGTGCTTGTCGCAGTGCATAGCTGCACAAATGATAGGGTCATGATGTAAATAAAATATATTCATAGTGAACTCCTTTGACATGAGGGGTGCGCTGAATGAGGATGGAGAAAACTCACCCAGCACACCCCACCTACAATGATGACTTACGCTACGGCCCGAACCGGGGTTGCCATCCCCACCGCATGAAAGTCATCATACCGCACAGCCTTCTTGAATGCAGGGCTACGCAGGAACTTGGTAACGCTCTGCTCCTGCCTCACCAGCTTGGCATTCACATCGCCACGAGAGGTGGACTTGTCACTGTGAGTACCGTAGTGAGTCAGGGCATTGTACAGAGCGTACCCATTCTTCCCAATGCTACGAGAGTAGTTATCCCACAGCGTAACCATACGACCAAGCCAAGCCTTGTTCACTCGTGACTCAACCTTGGTAGTGGTAGTGCAGAACTTGGCGAACAAAGCCTTAGCCTCTTCACTAGTGAGCTTGACCTTCTTCATGTGATTAAAGAAGTGACCATCACTCTCCAGTAGGATAGGCCATTGCGATGCCACCTCCCCAATCTTCTCAGGGTTGGTGTTCACTGTGTGTTTGAACGAGGCACTGGTGCCTTGATCGACACGGCTCATACCGTTGAGGCAAGCAAGACGCAGGAGGAATGCGGAGACATCGTACTTCCATGACCCATTGACTGAGTTAAGCACCCGCATCTTCATTGAGGTAGGCTCACCAATGATACGCTCGAAGTCATAAGCC